ATTTTATGGATAGTGATAATGGAGAGGATGGGGGAGAAGGAACAATCTCTACTATGCTTACAACCACACAAGCTGGTAATTATTCAGTAGGTGAAGTTTCTGGTTCAGATGTTTACTTTGGTGGTGGTGGAGGTAGTGGTAGAAGGTATCATGAAAATGGTAGTGCTATAGGTAGTTCTGATGGTGATGGTGGTCTAGGTGGCGGTGGTAATGGTGCCGGAGGATCAAATGCTCAAAGTGGAACTGCTAATACTGGAGGTGGGGGCGGAGGTACTGCTCCTAACACTGGAGGTAGTGGTGGTTCTGGTGTGATAATTATTAGGTTTCCAGATACATATACCATTAGCGGTACAACAGGTTTAACATCATCTAACTTTACAAGTGGTGGATATAAGTATTATGTTTTTACACAAGGAGCAAGTACAACAGTACAATTTAGCTAATGATAAAATTGATTAATAATATGGATCGTGTATAATAGGAGATAGATATGGCACATTACGCATTTTTAGACGGAAATAATATAGTAACAGAAGTAATCACCGGTATTGATGAGGATAAAAAAGATGACTTACCTAAAGAGTTTTCTAGTTGGGAGGAATTCTATGGAAACTTTAGAGGTCAGACTTGTAAAAGGACTTCTTATAACACTTATGGCAACGCACATAGTGATAGTGGAACTGCTTTTAGAGGTAACTATGCTGGTATAGGTTTTACTTATGACCCAGATAAAGATGTATTTATTGCACCTAAACCTTACAATAGCTGGGTATTAGATGAAAGTAAGTGGCTATGGAAAGCACCAGTTGATATGCCAGATGATGATAAGTTTTACACTTGGAATGATAACAAAGGTGAATGGGAAGAAGTAAGTGAGTAGCGAACTTAAAGTAAATACCATATCAGAATACACTTCAGCTAATGGTGTAACTATTGATGGTGTTAATGTAAAAGATAGTGTAGTAAAAACAGATACCATATCAGAAAAAACTTCAACTGCTGGTGTAACAATAGATAGTGTTTTACTTAAAGATGGTGTTTCACATAGTGGTTTAGTTCTTTTAAAAACGGTTACGGTAACTTCTAATACTGCCGCAGTTCAACTTGATAATGTTAGGGACAATACTAAATATATTGGTTATAGATTAGTTATTCAAAATTTAGAAATGGAAAATGATGGTGCCCACTTAGAAGGAGTATTTACTTCAGGTGGTGCTTCGCCAGTAGATATTGATGGTACATATCACAAAGCATATAACTTACAAGGTGTAAATATGGCCTCTAGTTATGAAGGTACAAATCAAACAGAAACTGGAGAGTTTGACATGATGTTTAATGTAAGAGATGGTGGAGGGGGTCGTGCCGCTAGTGG